CCTAGTCTTTCAATTTTTACCATATTATACCTCTATTTGTGATATGTTATTCGTCTTTATTACATTTACCTTTTCTAATAGTGGATGAGTAAATCCGTGCGAAACAAGAAAAGTGTTTAAATGTTCTTCTCTGAGTAACACTTCTACTAACTTTTCCTTACCATCTACGTCTAACGTTTCCACTGTTTCATCTAATATCAGAAGATTGATTCTAGATGAGCTTAAGGTTTGCATTAATTTACGAATTGCCAGTAGGGTGGCAACATTTACACGAGCCTTCTCGCCGCCACTAAGGGCTTGAATCTCAATGTCCTTTCCGTTGTCGGTAATAACAACGTTTAATTTATCTGTGCTGCTGATCTTGAATGATATCTGGAATCTGCCGTCGCTAAGATCTACTAGGTAGTGGTTTGTGATATCTTCAAGATCTTTGACTAAGCATTCAATCTTGTAGGCTACTAACCCAGTAGTAGAAAACGTTTTGTTTAGGATATTAATAATACCCATCTTTTCAGATAGTTCATGTAAGATACCACTATGAACTTCGAGCTCAACAGTCATTTCTGCTAATTGCTTAGTTAGCAGTTCTACTTTACTGTTGTGAGCTGCTACTCGAGTATTGTGCTGTTGAGCTTGCTCAATACGTCGTTTGTTTTCTAACACAGTTGCTTGTAATTTGTCTAACTTTGCTTGGAGCGCATTTTTATCTAATACAGTATCTGGCAAAGTAGAATCTATTAATTGATGATACTTTTCCCAATTAGATTGTTGCTCTACTGCATGGTTCCAGGCAGTCTTTGCCTTCTGAGCAGTTTTTATTAGATGATCTAGTGTCTCTTTTTGACCGCGAGCAGATAGCTGTTCTTTAGTTTGTTCGGCTACTAGCTCTTGCACTTTATGGTCATCAATAGGACTCAAACAGGTAGGGCAAGTTTTATCAAGAGCACGCATCTTAGCAATAAACTTTTCTGCGTCTTGAATAGTTTTAGCTAGTATAGTAGCTTCGGTTTGTAGTTCAGTTATGTTTGTATTAGGTTTTTCTGGTAGAGGCATTAACTCGATGCTGCTCAATACCTGTTTATATGTATTATTTTGCGAGATCTTTTTATTTGTTTGATCTATGTTCGCAATCGACGTTAACAACTGATTTATATCTATGCCTAACTCTGGTTCGTCTTCTGGTACGGCACAAGTTTCTAACAGCGTCATGTCCTGCTTTTCGTACTTGTCTAGCCAGCTTTTAACTGTGTTTACCTTAGCCTGTGCTTGAGCAATATCTTTGCTTAAGTCTTGACCCACAGCCTTAAAAACTTCTTGTGCTCGAGTATACTGCGATAGGTTTAAGATCTCGATCAAAAACTTTTTACGCGCAGTATCAGGAGCAGTTAAAAACTCTAGGCTGCTTGCATTAGACTGATACACAATCTGTGCAAACGTCTTATGATCAAAGCCAAGAATTTGCTCGATGTGCTTGTAAGTGGCTGTGGCAGTATGAGAACTTATGTCATTGTTACCACAGTAGAGTTTAACTGTTTGTGTACTGCCGCGATTAGTTTTGATTGTGTAGTCAACACCATCGCGCACAAAGTCAAGTTCTATGGCATAAGACTTAGTGTCTACATACCGATTTAAGATGTCGGCTTTTTTAATGCCTTTGGAGTTCTTATTAAATAACACTTCTTCTAGGATTAGGGCAATAGAACTTTTACCGTGCCCGTTACGCCCTACTAACTGAGTTAAGGGGTTAGCCGAGAAGTCTAAGCGATTATTGGGTCCATAGCTAAAGCAATTGGACCAGCGTAGTTCTTTGATTGTTATCATTAGTTATATAGCTTAGGAAAACTTGTCCAGGTGTGCTTGAAGCTCACGTAACACGCTTTCAACACTGTTGTCTGGTAATTCTAGAATATAGGTTAAGTAGTCTTTTACTTCTTCTACTATCGTCATTTCTGGCGTCAAGATCAACGCACTATCGGTATCGCGTTTAATCACTTTAGTAGCAATTAATTCGCTGTCTTCGATATTTTGTAACTCCTGCATATCGCCTTCAACTTCATAGATCGTGTGATCAAAATCAGTTGTGTTAGCGGTGGCAGCCTCACTAGCAGAGATAGTTTTCTTTAATAACTGCGGTAGGTTAAACTTTAACCAGTCATGCTCTAGGGTTTCGTGGTCGATAAGGATCGCTCCTGTATCTACACGACTACGATGAAAACTAGTAGTGTAAGGACTACCAGGGTACAATATATTTCTCTGAGAATTTTCATAGCTGTGTAGGTCGCCAGCAAGTACAACTTGCCAACGATCGAGTAGTTCTAGTGGGATTTCGGGTTTGACATGCGGCGGTATCGCTCCCCGAACGTGTGTGCACAGCACACGACCATGAAAATCAAGTGTGCTGTAGTTGTCAACAAAATCTTTTAACTTATTGTAGGGAATGATGTCGATGTCACCGTCTAATAGTTGGTGATAGTCATCTACTACAGTAACTAAAGGATTTAACCGCTGTGTTGCTCGGGCTAGGTGTGTTAAAAACGTTGTGTCTTTTTTGATTGCTTCGTGATTGCCTGAGTAAATTGTTGTGGGCTTTGAGAAACTTGCAACAAGATCAAAGTATAGTTCAACTTCTTCGGTGTTAGGAATCTTGTCAAACACATCGCCACCGATGACTACAACGTCTGCAAGCTTCTGCATGTTCTGAAATTGATCTATGAACAGTTGAAACCGATTACGCGCCCAGCTAACAGGAACGTTTTTATTACCTAACTTAATGTGGATATCTGCCGTAAAAAGTATTTTCATAGTTTTTAGAGAACACAAAGCCCGCAAGAGATTTCCTATTGCGGGCTTTGAGTATTATCCTAGTTCTTTAACGGCTTCGCGTTCTGCTTCAGAACCGCCATCACTATCTTCCTGAGCGGCGTTGATCTTTTCCAGCAGCGCACGAATTTCTGACTCGGTTGCACGCGGAAACTTTTCGTCGATAGGCTTAGCTGCATCAGCCATTGCACGCTCTTCAGCAGTCAGTGCACGAGGCTTGCAGCGGAGCACCTGCAGGGTGTACTCAACGTTAAAAGGCAGTGGGCCAGTTTTAACGCGTTTAAATACAACATCCCAGCCTGTGTCGTAATCGGTAGGATCTCCAAGATCTTCGGCAGCAGTAACAATCTGCTCAAACAGTTTCTTCTTAAGGTTCAGTGCTACAACCTTCCCCTGTTTAGGGTCAATGCAGTTAACTGAGTAGCTCCAAGAACACTTGGCTTCAGGATAGAACTCCTGAACAACGTCTTTTTCTGCATTGTCAAACTTTTCTTTTTCACGATTAAATGCCAGGCACTCAACCGGAATATCTTTGTTATTAGTACCCTTCAGCCAGTAAATGTATCGGGGAAGAACTCCGCCGATAAGACGTACTGTGTTTTCACCATCTTTGTACTCATAAGAGTCAACTTTATTAGATTGTGCTTTGCCTTTGGTTTGCTTAAAGCTAAGTGCCATTTTTTATAATTCCTCGTACTTAAAGTATATTTTGTTGTCAGTAATTGTTAATAGTGGATTTTGCGTGATTGCGTTTAGATTAATATCTGTATAGTAGCTTAGATCAAGGTATTTTATATCGTAGTACTTGTACTGGTAATAATCTCTACGGCCCGCTAGTCTGATGTATTGGGCTTTAAAGCCAATATCTGTAGTTTTGTCGCCAAATAGCAGTGCTGCATTTAATAAGTAACTATTGCCAAGTAAGTTTGCGACTGGTTTAATTTTCGTTCGCCTATTTTTTGGAATAGTTTTTTTATTAAAGTACAGCTCTAAAACTTTTACTAATTTTTCTGGGTCACAATTCGTATGCTGTTCCAGCTTTAAAAGATTAAATAAAAAAGCCATATTTGGTAACTGAGAATATATTATATCACAACAGCAAGTAGTGGGCAAGTTAAAATTTTTATACGGCTACAACCTGCCATCCTTTGCGTAAGTAGAACCCTAGTCGATCATTGTTTTGCTTTTTATCAGCTCTGCCTGAAAACTGAATATCTATTACTAGGGGTTGCTGCTTATCTTCAAATTGACGTTGTATTCGACCAACTAACTGCTCTAGTAGAGCGTCATTAGATATAGGTACTGCTAAGATTAGGCATGAGAGTATGTTAACACTAATACCTTCGGAAAAGATTTGTCGACTACCTGCAATTGCTTTCTTCTCACCACTCAGTATTTGTTGCTTAGCAATCTGACGAGTTTTAAAATCTGTGTTACCTGTTACTAACAAGCATTGATCTCCAATCAACTCTTGTACCTTTTGTAGGAAATCTACTCGATCTGCTACTATGAGCACACTGTGACCATTTGAGATCTGAAGCTGAGCAATCTCAGCAATAAACTGCTGATATTTCGGATTCTGAGTTAAGTGATTTATTTTTTCAACCCAAGGCACATCAGGCTTCAACATAATGCCGCTACGAACAGCATGTACTACGGGGTTCATTGTGTTTGCCTGTGGAGGCTTTAATACATCATGACCAAAGTAATCTGAAAACAATACGTGCTTTTGATCTTTGCGTATCATAGTGCCGCTAAGAGCAATTCTGTATCTAGCGTAAAAGCCGTCAACTAACTTAGCAAAAGTTGTAGCAGGACAGTGGTGTGCTTCGTCTAAGATAATTGTACCAAACTCTTTTGTTAGTTTGTCCGCACACTTTACAAGTGTTTGTACGTTTGCTACAGTGATGAAATGATCCTCATAGTCTACTGTGCCGCTGCCAATGATGCCTGGGCTAATACCAAATAGAAGCTCTACTTCTTCACACCACTGATCACGAAGCGCGGTGGTGTGAGTTATTACTAGTGTTTTCTGCCCTAGCTTGTGTGCGATATGTAGGGCAGTAAAAGTCTTGCCCCAGCCAACTAGGGCGTTGATAAATACAGTGTCGGATACTTTGTCGTAGACTTCGACCTGATCTTCCCTAAGCGGAAACTTGGGGTTTGGAAAAGGAACTGGAACTAATACTCGTTTATCTACTATCTCATAGCCTTCGGGAATAAGATCTTGCCGTCCTTGCGGAATAGACAGCACTCCTTTAGCTAAGATCTTATAGTTGCGTATTGTT